TAGGGCGACTGGAGTATCTTGGCTTATATTCAGCCTTCGGTCGCCTTGCAGAATTGACCTTTGATGTTGAGTTTACTATTGCTAGACTTACCGTCAAGTGTTATATGGTGTTAGATATGGCTAACAAAAAAGTGATACCAAGCTTAGATGGTTATGGTGGTTCCGCACCCAGGGTCAAACAGCTCAGTAAGAGCAGTACGATTAAGCAGAATCGTGAGGCGATTGCGACTGAGATGTTGTGTATGGCGACTACCTCTGTGCGTGACATCATGGATTGGGACGAATACGGCAATGTTCGGCTGAAAGCGGCGAAGGATATTCCAGAATACGCGCATCGAGCGATTAAGAAGGTGACTTCTACGATCAGTCGAGATGGCGCATCCACCGTAACGGTTGAATTGCACGATAAGGTGCAGACTTTACGGACGTTGGCGAAAGCGGCAGGTCTGATGGAGCCAGAGCAGAACATGGATAAGCCGTCGGTTATCGGTTTTAACGTCAAAGCCCCAGTGCAAATAGATCAAGAGGCTGAGGTCGTCGATGAGTGATGGGTTTCCAGGGGTCAATGTTGACCTGACGACTAGCCCTGTCGCCTATGATTTTCTACAGGATGACTCGTTTGTAACGGGAATCATGGGGCCAGTAGGTTCGGGCAAGTCCTATGTGTCGTGTTTGCGGGTGATGCGAGTTGCTTTGCAGCAAAAGCCCTCGCCTCGTGACGGTATCCGGTATTCACGGTTCGTTATCGTGCGGAACAGCTACCCTGAGTTGAAGACCACTACGATTAAGACGTGGACGGATATTTTTCCGGAGTCGACTTTCGGGCCACTGCGCTGGACTCCCCCGATTACCCACCATATCAAGCTGCCGCCAAGGGGCGAAGCTGCCGGTGTAGACTGTGAAGTCATCTTTATGGCATTAGACCAGCCAAAAGATGTCAGAAAACTGTTATCACTTGAATTAACGGGAGCGTGGGTCAATGAGGCTCGCGAATTACCCAAGGCGGTCATTGACGGTTTGACTCACCGTGTAGGCCGTTACCCTGCAAAGCGCGATGGTGGCGCTAGTTGGCACGGTATTTGGATGGATACCAACCCGATGGACGATGATCATTGGTGGTTCCGCCTAGCCGAGAAGGAACCTGTCACGGGCAAGTATGCGTGGAAATTTTATTCACAGCCTGGCGGGATTAAAGAGGTTTCACATGAAACATTGCCTGAAGACCCTGAAGCGAATGATCACGTTTTCGCGGCAGGTAAGTGGTGGAAGCTCAACCCTAAAGGGGAAAATCACAAGAATCTGCCACCAGGCTACTACCTGCAACAGCTAGCGGGTAAGAATCTGGATTGGATTCGATGCTACGCTGAGGGGCGGTACACCTACGTTCAGGAGGGCAAACCCGTCTGGCCTGAATACGATGACATGTTGATGTCGTCTGATGAGATAACACCCGATCCGAACCTACCAATTCAGGTTGGACTCGACTTCGGTTTGACACCAGCCGCCGTGTTTGGGCAGCGTCACCCGTCGGGGCAGTGGCGGGTTTTCCACGAAATCGTCACATTTGATATGGGTCTTGAGCGATTCGGTAATGAATTGCTTGCCGAGCTACAAACCAAGTTTCCGAACTATGAAGTGTTGGTTTGGGGCGACCCCGCCGGTCAGCAGCGTGATGCCATTTATGAAACGACAGCTTTTGAGTATCTGCGGACACTCGGTCTTAGGGCGCAGCCTACCGCCACGAACGACTTTAAGGCTCGTCGCGAGGCATCCGCTGCTCCTATGAATCGCATGGTGATGGGTAAACCTGGCTTACTTATCCACAAGTCATGCAAATTAGTCCGTAAATCCCTTAGCGGTGGCTACCATTTCAAGCGAATTGCAGTGGGCGCAGGGCAAGAACGATTCAAAGACTCGCCAAACAAGAACGAACACTCACACGTCGGTGACGCATTCGGGTATTTACTCGTTGGCGGTGGCGAATACCGTAATATGACCCGTAAAGGCTCGATGGCACAGAACAGAACGTTTGTCGCACAGACGCTAACCTCTGCTGATTTTGACGTATTTGCGTGAATCCACTTGACTTAAACCTTGTTTGCAAGCTGCCGCCAGGCGTTGTGCTAGTGCCATTTATTGCTGAACACCTTAACGGTTTTGAGTTTAGTCAGCCCGATATGCAGGGGCATGATTCCATAAGAGATCACGCGATTGCTCAGGCTCGCGGTAATACTGCCATTACCGTAATACAGTATGGCAAAACGCTTGGTATTTTTGGCTCGTCAAAAATATGGGACGGCCTAGAAGAGGCGTGGTTCTTGGTTGATGAGGCAACACGCCGCTACGGGATTGCGATGACTAAGGTTGCTAAAAAATTCATATCGCTTAAATTTCAAGAAGATAGCTTGAATCGTTTACAAATTACAGTAAGATTGAATGACATCAGAGCTTACAAGTGGGCAAAGTGTTTAGGGTTTCAAACAGATGGTGTGATGAGGCAATTTGGCCCCGATAGCTCTGACTATTACATGATGGCAATTACAAAGGATTAAATTATGGGTGGTGTACTTGGCTGGGCAGCCAGAGGCAAGGCTATTAAAAAGCTGAAAGATGGTGATGCTAACAAATTATCTCCAGCGGCAGCCGTTGCTAATGAGGTTAAAGATCAGAAGCCACCCGTTCAAAAGATTGCTAATACTGCGCGTGATGCTCGCAAGAAGATGATTGAAGAAATTGAGGATGTATAGCTATGGATGATATGTATGAAGACATGGCTGACAAAGGTCGCAAAGGTGATACCTACGTTGGTCATTTAACGGGTGGCGAAATGGTTGTTCCTGTTGCCGTCCTTGATGCTGAAGATGGGTTTCTTCGTAAAGCCATTAATGGCGCTATGAAAGATATGGAAGTTAATCCAGATCAGTTTACGGTTGGCCATGAGGATAACAGCGTTAATCCTGAAACAGGTCAGATTGAGTTTGGTCTTGGTAGTTGGATTAAAAGAAAAGTATTTCGTCAAAAAGTAAAAGGCCCAAGTGCTGCTGAAAGAAAGGCTGTAGCTGAAGCTAAAGCGCGTATTGAAAAGCAGCAAAAAGAATTAGATGCGCGTAAAGTAACACTAGATCAGCAAAAACAAGCAGCGTTTCGCGCTCGTAGAGGTCGAGGCGGTTCTTACAGTTTATTAAGCTCACAAGATACATTAGGTGGTTAATTATGAGTGCTTTATTTGGTAAACCTGACACTTCAGCTCAAGAAGAGCAGTTAAGGATTCAACGAGAGCAGATTGAAGCACAAGAAAAACGTCAAGAAGCTGAAAAAGCTGAGCTTGGCGCTTCTCTTCAAGCAAAAGCTAGAGCTAGACAACGAGGCGGTCGCCGTATGTTGTTAGCTGATCGTGAAGATTCTGAGCTTGGTTTGCCTTCACAGTTAGGTGCTGGCGTTAATCGCAACGTATAAGTAGATGACACGTCTAGTTGTAAAACGCGAATCGCTTGGTATCAATACTAAGCATACGTCACCGTCCTATATAGATGGCAGCAACGAACAAATATTGGTTAGTGCTGATTATGGACTGCCAACAACTAGCCCTTTAGGGGCTAATTTGCTTGAAGGTCATGTTCATACTATCGGTTACGCCTATCCTTTTTCAGCAAAACTTGCTGATGGTGCTAACTTCGATATAGCGATTGCGTTTGCTTCTGGCATTCAGCCTAAAGTGACTATTGAAGGTTTATGTGTTGGCAACGCAATGGGCTACTTATATGAAAATGCAACCACATCAGGCGGTACTGCATTAGCTCAGGTTAATTTAAATCGTAACAGTGTTGATACAGGCAATGCTGCTGCGGTACTAAACCCTACGGTATCTGCCACTGGAACACTGCTTGGCAGTTACGTTTTGATTGGTGGCGTTAAAAAGAAAGCAACAGGCGGTGATTTAACTTCAGTCAGTATGTTGTTAAAACCGCTTACAACTTATTTGCTTCGTCTAACCAATGTCAGCGGTGCAGATCAAGCAGCAGAAATGACTATTACTTGGTACGAATAAAATGGCTGAACCAAAGAAACTCACAGTAGAGCAGATTATTAAGCGACAATCTCTCGCTCAATCTCGCAAAGAAAATTTCCGTGACTTATACGAAGATGCGTACGAGTTTGCATTACCACAGCGCAACCTTTACGACGGTTACTATGATGGCAGGGTTGGTGGTCAGAAAAAAATGAGTCGTGTATTTGACTCAACGGCTATTAGCTCAACCCAGCGTTTTGCTAACCGCATGCAATCTGACATTTTCCCGCCACAACGCAAGTGGTGCAAGTTAGAAGCAGGAAATGAAATACCACCAGAGCGCAAGCTAGAGGTAGAACAAGCGTTAGATTTATTTAACAATAAGATGTTCTCAGTCCTCAAGCAGTCTAATTTTGACATTGCGATTGGTGAGTTCTTGCTAGACCTGTCAGTCGGTACGGCTGTGATGTTAGTTCAGCCAGGTGACGGTGTTGTACCAATCAACTTCATTCCAGTGCCTCAGTACCTTGTGTCATTTGAAGAAGGTGCAAACGGTCAGGTAGACAATGTTTACCGCCGCATGCGTCTGAAGGGTGAAGCGATCAAGCAGCAATGGCCTGATGCACAGATTGATGCTGAGTTGCAGCGCAAAATAGATGACAAGCCAACTGAAGAGATTGACCTGTTAGAAGCGACAATTTATGACTATGAGCGTGGGGATTACTCTTACCACGTTATCGAGCCAAAAGGTAAAAGCGAGTTAGTTTACCGTCGTAAAGATACTAGCCCTTGGGTGGTCAGCCGATTTATGAAGGTTGCTGGTGAAATCTATGGTCGAGGCCCAGTAATCACAGCCCTGCCAGACATCAAGACCTTAAACAAGACGCTTGAGTTGTTGCTGAAGAACGCAAGTTTGGCAATCACTGGTGTCTATACGGCAGCAGATGATGGAGTCTTAAATCCTCAGACTATTAAGATTGTGCCAGGCGCAGTTATTCCAGTTGCTCGAAATGGTGGCCCACAAGGTGAATCATTACGCGCTCTACCTCGTGCGGGTGATTTCAACGTAAGTCAGATTATAATCAATGACTTACGCATGAATATTAAGAAAACACTTTTAGATGAGTCGTTGCCGCCAGATAACATGTCAGCACGTTCTGCGACTGAGGTTGTCGAGCGTATGAAGGAGCTAGCTCAAAACTTAGGTTCTGCGTTTGGTCGCTTGATTAACGAAACCATGATTCCGATTGTTCAGAAGACATTAGAAGTTATGAACGAATCAGGCATGATTACCTTGCCACTGAAGGTCGATGGTCAGGAGGTTAAGGTAACGCCAACATCTCCACTTGCCGCAGCTCAGAATATGGAAGAAGTAAACAGCATCATGCAGTTTGCTCAGGTAGCTCAATCTATGGGGCCAGAAGGTCAGTTGGCTGTTAAGACGGGTGAGATGATTGATTACTTGGCTGACAAGATGGGTGTTCCTGCAAGTATCCGCACGACTCCGATGGAGCGTCAGCAGATGATGATGGAAGCTCAGCAGATGATGATGATGCAGCAGCAGATGATGGCTCAACAGCAAATGGCCCAACAACAAGGAGCTGCACCGGAAGGTCAGTCAGCACCACCTGAAGGAGTTATGTAATGGCTGGATGGGAAGAGCTAGAACCTATGAACGTAGTCGCAATCGACCGTAAAAAGGAAGATTTAGACATTATGATTGCTCGCACTTTCTCAACTGAGAATGGGCAAAAAGTGTTGGCATGGCTTCGAGAGGCATATCTTGAGAATCCAAGCTGGCAACCTGGAGCTGAAAGTAGCTTCGGGTTCTTCCGTGAAGGGCAGAATTCTGTCATTCGCGATATTGAAAAACGTATTAAGAGGATTAAAGAATGAGCGAAACCGAAGAAAGCGGTGGCCTTTTAGACGGTGCAGATACTGCACCTGAAGAAAGCACAACCCCTGCTGAAACGGAGATCAGCCATGCGGCTCCAGACCCACAAGCAGAAACGGTTGAAGAGCCATTAGAGCGACCAGATTGGTGGCCTGAGAAGTTTTGGGCTAAAGATGAAAGCGAGCCAATGCTCGAAGAAATCGCCAAATCATATGCAGAACTAGAGAAGAAGTTCAGAAATGGCGATCATAAGCCGCCTGAAGAATATGCAATGGAAGTATTTGGTGAATCGCCAGAAGATGACCCTGTTGTCGGCGCTTATGTTGAATGGGCAAAGAAAAACGGCATCAATCAAGACGCTTTTAACGAGCTTGCATCAGCAGTCTTGGAGTTTGGAGGCAATGAAGCGGAACAAGCGCAAATCTCACTAGAGCAGGAGCGAGCAGCTCTTGGCCCGAATGCAGATGCCGTGATCAAAAACATGGCAACTTGGGGTCAAGGCTTTGTAGATAAAGGCATTTGGGGTGCTGAGGACTATGAAGAGTTCAAGATTTGGGGTGGCACGGCTGCCGGAATCAAGGCTCTGCAAAAGCTTCGTTCATCCTATGAAGGTCGTGTACCAATAGAAACTGCACCGTCACAGGACATGCCGTCTAAGGACGAGCTGTACGAAATGGTCGGAAAACCTGAGTACAAGACTGATCCAGCCTACCGCCGAAAGGTTGAGAAGATGTTTGAACAGGCGTTTGGACAGTAATCAAAGCCCTTCATAAGGCCCTTCTAAGCCCCTTCCGAGGGGCTTTTTAGTGCCTGTCAGAAAAATAAAACCAAGTTTTTGGTAATTGACAAATAATAAAACCAAGTTTTCGATATAAATTGAAAGTAATTTATAAAGTAGTTGTTGCAACTTGCTGTTTTGTGTATAGAATCAAGTCAGGCTAATCGGAATCCCGACCCTAAATAGTAGTACTCTACTCAACGGGCGAGTTGTAAAACGCAAGTTCAGGCCCACGCAATGTGGACAACCATAAGAGCGACACTTAACCGTATTTATTGATCAGGAGATCACAATGGCAATTAATGTATCAAATGCCTTTGTTACGCTGTTCGATGCGGAGGTTAAACAGGCTTACCAAGGTGAGTCTATGTTGCGTAATACCGTCCGTCTTCGTACTGGTGTAGAAGGTTCTACTCACAAATTCCCTAAAATTGGCAAAGGCGTAGCGCAAGTTCGTGTTCCACAAACTGACGTTACCCCAATGAATGTTGACTACTCACAGGCAACTGTAACCCTGTCGGATTACATCGCTGCTGAGTACTCAGACATCTTCAACCAAGCTAAAATCAACTTCGACGAGCGTTCTGAGTTGGTTCAAGTTGTATCTAAGTCAATCGGTCGCCGTGCTGACCAGTTGATCATCGATGCACTTGACGCAGCTTCTACTTCTAACACCGTTGCTTCTTCAATCGGTGGTGCTAACACCAACTTGAACATGGACAAGCTGTTAGAAGCTAAGAAGTTGATGGACTCAAACAACGTACCTGCTGAAGGTCGTCACATGTTGATCCACGCTAACAACCTTTCTGCGTTGTTGGGTGAAACTGAAGTGACTTCATCTGATTTCAACAGCGTTCGCGCATTGGTTTC